GGCGGTTCTGGTATGTCAGTTGGGTGTAGCCGTCAGGGCCGTTGATGCTGATCGTGCTCCCAGCCGCCGATAGCGTGATGCCCGTACCTCCGGCCCACACGACATCGGTGCCAGCCGCCTGCGACGTTCCCGCCGTGTTCCCGGCGAGGTTGTAGACAAGCTGGTGCGCCGAGTTCCAATCGCTCGGACGCACGAGGTCAGTCGCAGAAACCGCCACCTGCCCGCCCGTCGAGTTCAGCACGGTCACGGTGCCGGTGAAGTCGGCGACCGTGTTGCTTTTCAGGTGTGTGATAGGCACGCGGGCGGGTCCGAGACTACTGCATGCTCTGGGTCATGGTGACGTTCAGGATGTCGCCGTTCGCGACCGGCTTGGAACCGCCGGCGAAGGTGCCCATCGAGTAGATCACGCCGTCCGTGCCTCGGGTGAGGGAGGCGATGGTGCCGGTCGTGTTCATGGCGAGGAGGAGGCCCGCCGCGGTCTGGAGGGTCTGCGTGAACGAGAAGCTGGCCGTCACGGTCCAGGAAGCGGGGTTGCTCGTTGCGAGGGAGGACACGCCGGCGATGGAAAACCGCTGGCCGGTGGCGCCGGCGTACTGGTAGCCGCCGATCTCCGCACCCGTCACGTCCGAGAGCCGGGAGGCGGTCGAGAAAGTTGCGTCCGTGCGGTTGTGGACGCCGAGCCACACCGTGTTCCAGGCGCCGCCCGTCCCGCCGAAGTAGCGGTTCATCAGGTCCACCTTGCCGCCCTGCTGGACCGAGTTGGCGAACTTGTCCTTCCAGATGGTCTGCCCGTCCCGGACGAGTTCCACGTCGGCCACGAAGTAGGGCGCGCCGGCGCCGTCGCCACCCTGCGCGCCATAGTTCATGGCGGCCTTCATCTTGTCTCCCGGGAAAATCTTGTCGCTCATGTCCGTCTCCTTCAGCCGGCCTTGGCCGGGATAGTCGTGCCCTTGGTGAACCCGCCCGGAGGCGCCGGTGTACCCTTACCCGGAGATCCTGGATTGTTCAAGGCGGAGAGGCTCTGCGCTGCCACGTCATCCTGCGCGCCTTCCTGCTCCACCTTCGCCATCATCGCTGCGGGGTCTTCGACGTGGAAGTAGCTGGCGACGAACTTGGTGGCGTGCTCCGCGTCGATGAGGCCGCCGGCCTTCGCGGAGACAGCAGCGGTAACCGCCTGGGCAACGTCGGCCACGCCCGGCTCCAGGAACTCCGGCCAGGAGAGGCTGACATCCGGGTCGTCCGGGAGGTTGGGCGGGATGAGCGCGAGGCCGTTCTGCACCTTCGGGCCGTCCCATCCGGAAAGCCGGATGCCTCCGCGGACGATGGCGCCGTCGAGCGCCTTGGCGGTGCCGAGCGCCTTGGCGGCCTTGAGCATCATGGCGAGAAGCGGAAGGATGCCCTTCTGGCCGTACTGCTCGCGGAGCATCCCGCCCTTCGCCAGCATGGAGGAGTAGCTGCGCTCGATCTCCGTTGCGGTCGTTCCGCCGCCGGTCTGGTTGGCGTCGAGGACGCACTGGGAAACTTCCAACGCGATGCGGCGAAGCTCCGTCGCCATCGTCAGGCCGGTGGTGATGCTGGACCCGGACAACTCCAGGTAGTGAACATCGCCGGAGGAGGGCAGCTTGATGGCATTGTCCGAGCCGGTCTGGATCTCGTTCCCGACCTCGCCGTCAGCCTTGATGACCAGGGTCGGGTCCGCGTTCGCGTTCACGCCCTTGTGCGTCTGGGAGAGCGTCTGGTCCAGGGCGTCAAGAACGTCCAGGCACCCTTCGCAATCCGGGGCGCCGTCGATGTCGTCGTCCACCGGAAGGTTCTGGACCCAGACGACGGGGCAGAAGCCTAGCTTGTGCTCGAACGTCGCGTTGGGGTCCGGCTCCCAGAGCGGCTCGCGCTCGGTGACCTCGCACGGCTTGAAGGTCACATCCCAGCGGTCGTCGATGACGCGCCGATACCACATCTGGATCGTCTCGTAGCCGCGAGGCGTAGCCTTCTCCTGCGGGTACTGCATGCGCTTCTCGATCTTCCTGACGGTCAGGCCGAAGCGGTCCGAGAACTCCGGGAAGAGCCAACGGGGGTCGTGAACCTCGATGGTGGGCTTGCCCTTGATGAACTGGAAGCCGAGCGCCACGCTGCCCTGCGCGCCTCCGTAGGCGCGAGCCTTCATCATGGCCGACCAGCCGCGGGCGGTGTCCCAGAGGACCCGGACGAACTTCTCCGTCTCCTCGTCCCCCTCGATGTGGATCTGAGGGTGGCGCCGCTCGTTGAACAGGAGGCTCGTGAACCTGTCCACGATCACGCGGAACAAGTGGTACGGAGCGGAGGGCTTCCTGAACCTGATCGGGAGTGTCGCCCCGGAGGAGTCCACGAAGCCGGGCGGCAGGAAGCCCTCGGTGGCAACCTGCTCCGTCTCGTCGGAAGAACTCGCCTTGGTGCCGTCCCAGGCGACCTTCCGCCCCTCGTACTGAAGGGTGCGGTAGCGGCTCCAGAGGGAGTTTAGCGCCCGCTGGCGGGAAGTCAGCCCGAACTGCTTGCCGATGTCGAGCATCCGCGTATCGACCGCGGCGCCGACCGCGGCGCCGAACGCGGACTGAGGATCGTATGGGGTGGCGCTGCTCACTAGAGCAGCCTACAGCCTCGGGCTTTTCGAGGCAACTACTCGAACACGCCGTGGCAGGTACAGAGGCACGCCTCCGCCTGCTTGACGGAGATGCACGCGCAATCCTTGCAGCCTGACGCCGAGGTGCCGACCCGGACGTTCTTGAGGTAGGCGTCGAAGTCGGTGAAGCCCAGCGCGGTACGCAGGATGCGGAAGCGGCGCCCGTTGTCCAGGGTCTCCCGCTCTGCCTTGTACCGGCAGGCTGGCGTGCGACAGGTGGCCGCTGCCTTGGCTACGCGCCGCATGATCTCCACACCGCACCACTTGCAGTTGACCTTGCGCGGCTCCGGTTGACGCTTGGGCTTCCCGGTCCAGGTGCGGCCTTCTCGGATGGCTCGGATGGTGGAGTGGTCCACGTTGAACTGGCGGGCCACCTGGGAATCGAGCAGACCGCACGCCAGGAGCCTGCGGATCTCATGCACCTGCTCCGCGACGAGCTTGGTGCGCAGGCTCACGGCTTCTCCTCTCCGCGCAGGGCGGCGCGAGCCCTGAGACAGATTGCACAACTACAGCCAGCCCCATACTCATTGTGATCTGTTAGATACGCTTGTAGAGCGGCTTCCAGCACGTTCCCCCTGGCTTCCTCACGCCGCACCGTCTCGCTGGCGTTCTGGAGAAGCATTTCGGTGTCAGCGGCCCGCTGCTCTGCCGCCTCAGCCCGCGACAGGATCTCGTGGACCGTCACCGCCGCCTGCTTCTGAAAAGCCTCGGCCCGTGCGCGCTGCTGCGCGTAGCCGAGCCGGTAGCAGAGGGACGGCGAGTCCCCCTGGTGCGGGTAGTCGCGCCAGCACGCGTCAGCGTCGAGGCTGCTGTCGTTGACGGGAGTGATCCTCAGCCTACCGCACACCTCGCACGTCGCGCTCACAGGCGGCCTCGAAAGAGCCGCCAGAGCAGCGCCGGTGCCGCGGCGCACAAGATCGCGGTAATGACTAGCCAAGGATCTGACTCGATACCCTTCTTCACGGCCGGCTCCTCTGGTAGTGCGCGAACCACTGCTCGGCGAGTTCGTCGTGGGTGGGCAGCTTCGCGCGCTGGCGGTCCACCTCGGCCTGGAGTTCCTTGATGCGGTCCTTCAACCGGCACAGCCCGCACGGGTCGGAAAGCGTGCAGACGCGGGTCGAGTCGCTAGAGGAGGCGCAGCCGCCGTGCTCGATCTGGTCGTGCAGCGCGTCCAGCCGCCGCTCGGCCTCCTCTGCCCGGACGTGCTGCAACCCGAACCCGATCTGGTAGCACTCCTCGTAGCACTCTGAGCACGCGACCGTAAGCTGGTCCCGCCCGCAGACCGTGCACAACGTCGGGGTCCAGGACTCGATGTTCGGGTCGATCATCTGCCCCCCTGTGCCTGCTTAAGCAGCGCGGCGTAGAGCGGCACGATGGCGCGCGCGATGACCCAGTACCTCGGGTTGGCGCTCGCGTACTGCGCCGGGCCGTCCTCCAGCCGGATGGAGTACAGGTCCGCAGAGCCCGGCGTGTGCTCCTCGATCTGGTACACGGCGTACCAGTACGGCTCGCCACGGGATGTCTCGTTGACGCTCAGTCCGAGAACCTGGCGCCGCATCAAGTGGACGCCCGCGCGACTTCCCGTCTTGCAGTAGGCACATGGCCCCTTAGCAAGCGGGCACAGCGCGGGCAGCTTCTCGGGAGCCTTCACGGCTTCCACACCAGCGGACGGCCGATGCCGCTGCACCCGGCCAGCCCGGAGCCCCAGATGAACACGCCGTACTCGCTGGCGTCCGTCTTCCCGTCACCCGTGAAGCTCGGCCGGCCGGCGATGGGGATGAGCCCGATGAGCGGGTGGGCTTGGTAGAGCGGGACGCGCCCGACTCCGGCGAGGAAGGATAGCCGGAGGATGAACGCGAGAACACCGCCGGAGCGGAGCCGCGTGAGCGCCGCCGGCACCTCGTCCTCCGCGACACCGAATGGGGGGTTCCCGAGGATGAGGTTGAAGCTGCCCGGGTGGGAACCTGGAGGCGCGTGCCCCTGGAGGTCCTCCGAGAAGACCTCGGCCGCCGTCCAGGTGGCGCGCGCAGCGTCTACGAAGGCACCGGAGCCGGCGTGCGGTTCCAAGATGCGGTCCGGGCGGGCGAGCGCCTGGAATCCGTGGACGTTGGACATCTCCTTCAAGCGTCGGCAGATCGCCATCGCCAGGGCTGGAGGGGTCATGTAGGCGTCGTCCTTGACGCGGGCCGCGGTCGGTTTGAGGAGTGGGCGCATACCTACTACTTACGCACCGACCCTAGAATTACACCGCGATGTGCCGAATCCGGGCACAGGCGAGTTCGTGGGCCGCCCGGATCTCCTGATCCGCGACCGCGCCGCGACCTACCCGCAGGAGCGCAGAAGCCCGGCGGAGCCGCTGCTCCACTTCCGGGCACAACTCCGCGTCGGCCAAGCGGTCGAGCTGAACGGCGAGAAGATGCGGGTGTTTGACGGTGCTGCCCACGGCGCGCCCCCTCCTTGGAGGCTGGCCGTATGATGCCGCAAGTGTCGAAGATGTGCAACGCGGCTCGCGTCGGGAGCACAACGCGAACGTGAAACTTAGGCCGGCTTGAGCCGGGACGCCAGCCGGTCGCCGTCCAGGTAGCGTGCGTTGTCGGGGTAGCCGGCGGCCACGACGAAGGCTGTCTGGGCTTCGCGGTCCTTGAACACGACCACGGCGTAGAACTCGGAGTCGTCCCGCTCCTTGATCCGCTCACGGTAGTCCTTGCGCTTCTCCCGGTAGGTCGCCTTCTCGATCTCGGTCAACTCCGCCACCGCGGCCTGGACCGACTCCGGCTGCATCTCGTTCGCGAACATCGGCGACAGCGCGGCGTCCGAGAAAAGCATCTGGGCGTCGAGTTCGTCGAACCCGGCGGCGGCGATGTCCATGCCGTCCTTGAGCATCGCCTCCAGCGCCTCCATATCCCACTCGCCTTGGGCAGAGGCGTTGTTCAGGAAGACGTTGGACTCCCGCTCCTCCTGGTCGGTCAGGTCCACCATCGCCACATCCAGCGCGTACTGGTCCGAGCCTTCGATGGCGTCGATGGCAGCTAGCCGCTGGTGGCCTCCGACGATGAAGCCGGTCCGCCGGTTGACGGTGATGGGCGCGAGCAGGCCGACTCGCCGCAGCCCGTTCTCCAGCTTCTCCCGCGCCCGTTCGTCAATCTTGCGCGGGTTGTACGGGGCGCCCTTGATCGTCGAGCGGTCCACCCGCTCCATCGTGAACTTCTGGGTACTGGTCAGCGCGGGCTTCTTGGAACTCACGGCGGGCGAGTTGCGCCTCGGCATACGGGAAAACCTCCAAGATCCGCCTGTAGTCTCGGGGATAGTGCTGACGCATCCAGAGTAGCGTGTCTACTCCGAGGTCAACACCGAAGGACTTGCCTGCCGGGTTCCGCGGCGGGAGCGGTATCCGGCGCACGCGAAGATAGGCACGCATCTCGTCCGCCGTCCAGGACCAGATCGGGAAGACGTGCGCGTTCGCCTTGTCCACGCCGCCTCCCCAGGACTTGAACATCCCGGCCCGGGCGAGACTGTCACCGTACCTGTACCCGTAGGCCGTCCAGGACGTGCCGTGCTTCTGGTGGAGGAACTGCTCGATGTGGTGCTGGGCGAGCTTAGGCGGCGGCTTGCGTAGATGCGGACGGTACAGCCCTAACCGGAGGAGGTTCGACGTGTTCCAGTGCTGGATACGCTGGACCGGCAGCTTGTACCGCGTCTCGACCCACCGAAGGACGCACTCAATCACGTCCAGCCCGGGAACAAGGTGCATATGGAACGGCACGACCTCCCGGCCAGAGGCCACCAGGAGGTCGAGAACCGCCAAGGAGTCCTTGCCGCTGACGCCGACTAGAATCTTGGCGTCCGCCGGGACTCCGCCGATGGTGGCGCGGGCAGATGCAGCCGGACTACCTGTCGCGGCTGGCACCCGTGGCCTTCTCCGCCTTGCCGAGCGGAGCGAGCGGCGTGATTGCCCTGCGCCCGGTCGCCCGGTCGGCGAACGTGCGGAGGCCGCCCACGGTGGCCTTCTTGCCCGGGCCGTCCCCGTAGCCGGCCTTCTTGATCTCGCTGGCGTACTGCTTCCGCTGGCCCGCCGTTTTTGCAGCCCGGGCGCGCGCCGCAGCCTTGTACTCGGGTGTACCCTTCGCAGCCATTCGCTACCTCCAAAGTGTCCGGGAACAGTACCGTCAGCGGCGCAGCGTGGCAAGCTTGAGAGGTTCCGTCGCCTGCATCGAGCCGGCGCGAGCGGCCTCCCTAGCGAACCACGATGCCATCAGGCGGTCGCCGACGTGGGCGCGCGGGTCGTAGTGGAGCATCTCGTCGATCCACTTCCCGACCTCCGGGCTTGTGCGCCCACCTTCATTCGGGATGGCCCACTTGCCGCCGTGCATCTCGGTCGCCAGCGACTCGACACCGAACTCGGCGTTGGTCTTGTTCCGCCCGGTCGTGAACGCCCTGACGGGGACGTGGGCGGCGTCCTGCCGTGTGAACTGGACGATGAAGTCCTGGGCAGCGTTGTTCTCGACGTACACGATGCTCTGGTAGCGCCGGTGGGCCTCCCGGATGCGCCCGACGATCTCAGGCCCGGACCAGCGCCCGGATTCGAGGTCGATGACCTCCCGGGTGCCGGGTGGAAGGACGGAACCGGGCGGGTGAACCAAGATCGTGAACAGCACGGTCAGGTCGGCCGAGTCCTTCTGGCTGACCGCAAGGTCCACACCCGTGTAGGTCTTGTACCCGGGAAGAAGCTGCGGGAGCCCGAGCGGCGTCATCCGGCGCCCGGCACCAAGCCGCAGGGCGTTCTCGATGTACTCCCGCTTGAAGCGCGCGGCCTCGTCGTCCCGGGCAACGCACAGCATCTGCCGGGCGAACTCTAGCGGCGGCGACTCCATGCGCCGGCGCTCGATTCGAGCGAGCGGCCAGCGTTCCGGCCAGTGGCTCTGCCCGTAGTGCGCGCTGCTAGGGTCGTCGTCGATGATCGGGAACCGAACAGCCGCCCCGGGGTCTGCCGCCGTCCAACGCTTGGCTAGAACGTGGAGCATGTCTTCAGGGTGCCACGCCGTCCCGATGCAGAGAACCCGTGAATCCGGCGTAAGGCGTCCGAGGAACGTGGCGTCGTACCAGTTCACCAGCCCGTCCCGCTGCCCAGGCGTCAGCGTATTCTCGTAGTCGAGCACGTCGTCCAGGATGAGCCGGTCGATACGGGAGCCGAGGATGTTTCCGTGGACACCCACGGCCTGCACAGAGAAGTCTTTGGCGAGCGTCTTACGCTTGACCGTGAAGTGGCTGCCCGTCCACGGGAGCCCGGGCTGGAGGTCCGGGAAGACCTTGTGCAGCCGGTCCGAATTGGAAATGTAGCGGGTGAGGACCGAGACGAGCTTACACGCCTGACCAACGGTGTTGGAGCAAATGGCGAAACGAAGCTCCGGGTTGTTCCCAAGCTCCCACAACGTCCGAGCAACGGCGATCTGCACGCTCTTACCCGACTCGACGTGGCTCCAGATGAGTAGACGATCATGCTTTGCTGCCAGTTCGTGCCAGCGTTGATGGGGCCAGGATTGCAGAACTCCCTTGCCGGTACGCTCGTCTTGCAGAACGTACTCGCAGAAAGCGTTGATGTCCCGACGCGCCATCTCAACGCGGAGCCCGTCGAGCGCCCGCAGCTTGGCGTAGACCTCCGGGCCGACGTTCTGCACGGCGAGGCTCACGGCTTCTCGACCAGCAGCCAAACCTTGCCGCCTTGACGGAGGAGGTCGAACGCGCGCCCGACCGCGGCATCATCCCAGTTCGCCATCCGTAACGCGAGTTGAAGGTGTGCCGGCGGCACGCCCGTGTTCGTGACGTTGGCCGGGTAGCCCTTCACGCCAACCTCGACGGGGATGAACGCCCCGAGCGCCCTGCACTCATTCAGCCCCGCCCAGCCAGCAAGGGCAGAAGATGCCTCGTCCATGTCTTCCTGGCTCACCCTGCCGCCCGGGAACACCGGAGATGCAGGCGGAGATGCCGGAGCGTAGACAGACGCGCCCTGCGGGTAGGCGAAGCCTGTGCCCGACACCATGTTCGTCGGGACCGACAGGGTTATGCCGGGAGCGCGCGTGGAGCCGCCAAGCCCGTTCGGAGTCATTACGTTCTCCTAGTTGGCGAGGTTGGCGGCAGGAGCGGTCGGCTTGGGAGGCTCGACGTTCATCTCGCGCGCCCGGATCAGGGCGTTGCTGGCGGCCTTCAACTCGCGGTCGAGGTCGTCCAAGGAGAGGGCGTCGTCCACGGCGTCCATTCCCTGGACCGCCAGGATGTCGTTGGGCTCGCCGAGCCGGCGCCGCTCCATCTGCTGTGCGAGGCTGGCGATGCTGGCAACCCTGCCGACCGTGTTTACGAAGGAGCCGATGGCCCGCAGGGCTGCGTTCGGGTCGCCCCTGTACTTCCCGGCCTTGACCTCCTCCACGAAGCCCTTGACTAGCTCTTGGGCCGCGGGGAACGCCTGGGCCACCACGCCGAGTGAGGCGCTGGCGGCGTTGCGGACGTTCCTGGTCAGCTTGGCCTCCTCCGCCTTCTGGGTCACGGCGTCCTCGGCGGCGACCTGGGTCACGCGCACCTTGGAGTCGGCGGCTTCCTGGCCCAGTTTGGCGCGGGCGGCTATCTGCTCCGCCTCCATCAGTTCCCGGATGGGCCGAGCCCACGGTGTACCCTTGAGCGCCCAGCCGGAGATCCAGGTCTTCCTGGCCGTGCGGTAGTCACAGCCCGCCATCTTGCCGGCGGCCCGAAAGTCGTCTGGGTGGACTCGGAAGGCTGCGACGAGTGCGTCGTACAGGGGGCGGTCGAGTGCGCGTCGGTTTGGCATAGTCAGGAATAGGATCGCACAGGCCACCCTATCCGGCAACCGGATGTGCCTACTGGGATGAGCCCTAATGACCCATTCTGGCGGAAACCTCCAGAGGTTCGCAGGCTTGCGCTGTCGATGGCGGAGAGGCTAAAATGCCTTACTAGAAACCTTCAGGAGTTCCGGGCACCTCTGGAGCCGCGGGTCACCTGGGCCTCCGTGAGATACCCGCCCGCCCCACTAGCTGGAGCCCGGACACCAAAGCCTCGATGCGGGCCTGCTCTGTCGGGTCAAGCTCCGCTCGGAGGTCTGCGACGGTCTGGCCCATGTTGAGCCGGACATACTCCGAGCAGCGCCGGTTGAGCCGGCAGGGGCGCATCTCGCCTTCGCCCTCGAACCACCCGCGCTTGTAGCGGCGCCAGCCCGTAGGCGGTCGGAAGTGCCATTCCCACAGGTGGGCGTTGCCGAGGCCGGGTGGCCGGTAGGACTTCATCCCGAGCAGGGAGGCTAGCTCATCGGGTTGGTAGCCCCACCAACGCCGGATGGGGGCGCCGTTCATCGGGATGGTCACGCCGTCAACGTTGCCTCCCAGGAGGACGCGGAGAGCCTTGGCGGCGGTCACGACTTCGCGGAGGGTGCGGGGTTTCATTTGGGGGCGTCCTTGAGGAAGTAAGCGGTACGCATCCTGATCTTGCGGCGCGCCCGGGACGAGGCGTGCCGGCGGGTAGTGTCCGGGGCGATGAGCCAGCAGCTATGGTTCGTGATGAGATGGTGGGTGTGGGTGCCCCGCCTGTGGGGGCGCCGGCAGGGGCGCGGAAGCCGGTTGAAGAAGGTGAGAACCGGGCTGGCGCTGCTGATGATGGTCATGCCGGAGCCGATCATCTTGGCGGCGCGGAGTCCTCGTGGGGACATTACCGGCGGAGCTTGCCAGAGCCGCTCGCCGCGCTCGTTCATCCTGCGCGTCCTGTGAACCTCGTAGCCCATCAGGGCTAGGTAGCCCTTGATCGCGTTGATGGTCTGCCTGAGGGAGGGCTTCATGGGGAAAACTCCTAGAAGGGCAGGTCGTC